GCATCAAGATTAGAAGTGTAAGCACCTCCAGCTGATCCAGTTAACCAAGACTTCATACGTCTGTCTTCTGTTTGAGAAGCTCTATATCTAACGTGTAAGAATGGTCGTCTGATATTTGTACCTAAAATTTGATCGTAAACAGTAGATGTACCAGCTGGTATTAATACTCCCTCGATTGATTGAGTTCCAGCGATAGCACCTCTTGTAGACGCATCATTTAAATATTTCCAGTCAGTCTTATAGAAATCATAAGATCCTCTTCGGAAACCGCTAAATCCAAGATTTAAAGCCATTTCTTCTGAATTTTCAAATAATCCATAAGCAGTACCACCAGAACCTCCTGCAGATATTAGAGATAGCATGTTATCAAATTCTAACGCAGTAGATCTTTGTAAGAATAACATATTTTCTTCAATAGCTCCTTGAGTATCTAGGTTTTTAAGTATTTCATCAAAGTCATCTATACCAGATGCTCCAGCGAATCCAACTTCTACATTACCTCTTGATGAGATAGCTGCAAAAAGACCTTCAGTACCTTTAAAACCTGAAGCAGCAGCGTTATTTCCAGCAGCCGCAACAGCGATCTCACCTTCAACACATACCATTTCTAGGTAATCTTCAAATCTTAATCTTGTTTCAGATTCAGCTTTTAAATACCATAAGTATCCAGTAGTTCCATCTTCAGTCGCAACTTCAACCCAACCAATTTGAGCCATATCAGAACCATTTATTGTATAAACATTTCTGATGATGATTGGTGAATTGTTATATTGCTGGAAAGCAGGAGTAATAGTTATTTGTGGTTGTACAGTGTTATTTAAAGCTAAAGCTCCAGCACCTGCATTAGATGTTGATGCGCCTTTAATAAATTCTGAACCATAAACAAATATTTTTACTGAAGTACCTAGACCGCTTAGATCTGTACTTAAATAAGGAGCAACAGTTATAACACCAGTACCAGTATTAGAAGCTGTTACAACACACTTTGCTTCATTACCATTATCGTCTAAAACTACAATAGTTTGACCTGGAGATATTACATTTCTTGTAACACCAGGAGCTGTTGCAGCAGGTACAGTAATAGTAGATGGGTTAGCTTGATCGTTAACACAGTTGTCATATGCAATGTGTAATCTATTTTGCTCTGACCAAACAACTTGATCTGAAGTCAGAGGCATTTCAGCACCTACCATACGTAAAAAACCTGATAGAGTTCTGTTTCCATATCTCTCTACTTCTTGTTCATATATTTCTGGTAGATATTGCTGAGCAAAATCATTATTACCATCTGTAAAAGATAGGTAATTACTGGCTAATAGCTGCTGATTAGGAGCAGGAACTATTGAGCCAAATTGTGGAGTTAATACACCCATAATTGATAATTATTTATTTTTAATTAAACGTTTTCTTTTTTATTCTTAATTTTGAAGAATCAAGCCCACTAATTGCTTTTACTTTTAATCCACCTACAAACACTTCTCCTGAAGCTGTTTTTCTTGGTTCAGTACTAATATTTTTAGATTTTGCTAATTGTTCTTTAATTGCATCAGTTTTACCTTGCTCATAAAAATGATTAGCCAATGTATCAGCATTTCGTGCTGCATATAAAGCTTTATGATAACCTTGTGCATCAACTATTTCTCCTTCTTTATTAAGAAACTTCTTAATAAAATTAGATATATCACTTTGATTATCGGCAACATTTGAAGGATCTTTTACTCCGTATCTAAATTTTTTATCTCCTAATTTAAAATCAAAACCTTTGAAATCTTCGTTAAAAAGTGTTTTAGTTTTAGATACAAATCTTTCATGTTTAGCTTGGTTTGCTGCTTGGTCTTCGTTATAGCGATTGAAAAAGTCCATTGCTTTTTGTTGCTCTTGTGTTACGCCGGGTCTCAACTTGATTTCGGCATAATATTTACTTTTAAGATCTTCTAAAAAGTTTTTGGCTTTAGCTATCTCTTCTTTGTAAGCGAGTTTTTTCTTTTTTATATCTCGCTCCTCATCCACCTCTTCATCATAGCTAAAAGAATCTTCAATAATAAAGCTTCTTTCTTCCATGTTTAAATGAGGCTTAGCTTGCTTGTAATATTCATGTAATAATGCTTCGTCATTTACTTTACTATAATCTGCATTTAATCTAGCATAGTCTTCAACAGTTCCACCTGTTTCTTCCATGAATTTTACTAAATTTTCTATATTTTCAGGAAGTTTTTGTGTTTCTCCTTCCTGTTGTATTTCTTCTTGTTTTTGTGAGGCAGTGGTATTTTCAGTGCTTCTATCCATTCCTGTCTCGTTAGCGTTATCTTCTTCATCTGTAATTTCTTGTAAAGGTGAATCCGATTCTATTTTTTCTTCTTGAGTTTCAGAAACTTCGCTGGACTTTGATACCGGTTCGTCCACCTTAGCGCTATCTCCGGTTTGTTCGCCCACAGCCACTTCCTTTGTTTCTCCGACTTGAATGGCATCTTGTTCTTCTTTTTTAGGTTTACTTAAATCTATTTTAACTAAATCAGGAACTAATTTTTCATCACCTAATTGTTTAGGTTTAGTTACTTTTTTTATTTTAAAACTACCTTCTTCTTTAGTAGGTTTTTCTTTAGTAGCTTCAACTGTTTCTTTAGCTTCTTCTACTTTTTCTAATACTTTTTCTTTTATTGTTTCTTCTACTTTTTTTGACATAATATAATAATATAAAATTAATTAATTTTAAGAGGGACTAAATTGCTCCAGTCCAAAACCATCTAAATTATCATTACCAGCAGATTCAAAATCTTTTGGTAATAAATCATTTTGTCTTTGGTCTATAAGTTCACTTTGTTGAGTGCCCTGTATTTTTACTCGTTGATCTTTACGATCTTCTATTGATGCTTCTTTTTGTTGCTGTACTTGACCTTGAAGTCTTGCTAACTCCATATCATAATTAAATTCTTCCGCCATTAATTGTTTTTTAATTTCAGCTTCTCTTTCCATTTTAGCAATTTCAAACTGAGATTTTGCTTGTTCAATCTGAATTTCTGTCTCTGCCATAGCTTGATTTTTTTGTACTTCAGCTAATGCAGCTTTTTCTGCGGATTCAGCATTTGCAGCGGCTTGAGCTTCTATATTTTCTAATTGTTGCGCTCTATCTAATTCTTGTTTTTTCTTTTGTTTAGCTTTTAAACTTTGATTAGCAAGTTTTATATTTTTAATTTCTCTTAAATCAATAGCATCTTCTAAACTAATATTTTGTTGTTGTAAAGCCATTTGAATATTTTGTTCTAAATTAGCTTTATCTTCTTCTTCAGGTTCTAATTCTAAAAATATACCAAAATCATGTAAACTTAGTTTTTCTATTTCTTTAAGAGTATGAGTGTTGAAAGTATTAATACTAGTCATTAAACTTTGTTGAGTTAAAGGAAATTGTAGCATATCTGAAATCCTTAAACTAATATTCTCACATGCTCTAACAGTTAAATACATTAATGATTGCAATATATGTTTAGTTGCGGTATTAGAATTTGCCGCTGCTAGTTTTTGTAATCCAACTAAAGAATCTTTTGCAGGTGTACTGCCGTCTCTAGCTTCATTTAACCCGGTAACATCTCTTATCATTTGCAAATAATATTGATAAGTTTGAATCATAGATTGAATTTTACCCATACCATTTGAAGTTTGTAATTCTTGTACTGGTACTTTTCCTCTATTTAATTCACCGTCTTGTGTTAAAGATCTTCCTACAATACTACCTGTTTGAAAATACATATTTAAAGCCTCGGCTGGATTATAATTTGTACCATTACCTAAATCAACTTCTGCTAAACCATCTACATCTAAATAAACACCATCCGGAACCATTTTAGATAATACTTGCTGTAATTTTAAATGTGTTAATTGAATCATATCAGCAAACCCAATACTTTTTTCGACTATTGAATTAATACGGCCTTGATACATTCTTGGAGCAGTAATAACATAATTCATGTTAACTTTAGTTGTATCTCCATATGGTCTAGTCATATTTTCACTTAATTCCCATTTAAGTAAATTACCTCCTAAACCCAAGACTTTAGCTCCACAATATAATACTTCTATTGCTCTTGATACTCTTTCAAAATTATCATTTGGTGGTGGATTAAATGTGTCTGGTTTTTCTAATATTTTTTCTAATCCTTGTTCTGTTTGTTTTATTTTAAACACTTGATCTTGATAGGTCTTATATTCAAAGTATAACACTTGAACTTGATCTTGAGTTTCTTGTCCCCACCATGTGTTTTCTACATAAGAATTTCTTCCTGGATATTTTTGTATTTCTTCTAAATCACTATCAGTTAACCAAGGAAATTGTCTTTTAACTTCTGACAATGACATATTTTTAACTTCACCTACATAATATATATCTTCAAAATTAGGATCATCTGTATAAGAATAAACTATATTAGCAGGATTAACATAATCAACTGTAATTCCTTCTGATAAATTAAAATCAGTTTTAACACAACCTATTCCTAAAACAGTTAAATCGTATGCTAATCTTTTTTTAGTTTCATCAAATTTATTATAATCTAAAACATTATTAATAGCTTCTTCTTCTGCAATTTCTATACTTTGTTTATAATTAAGTTGCATATAAAGATCTAATTCATTTTGATCTTCCGGTAATGATTCAGGATCTGCTGAAGAATAATAATTTTTTCCAGTTATTTGTTGAAGTTGTGCTATTTCTGCACTATTTTGAATATCTCTTAAAGCATTAGCAGCATAATTAGTTCTTTGTTTAGTGGCAAAAGGATCGGTTGCGTAGGATTTTATTTCATATCCTTTATCTGTCATTCCATTTACAACAATATCTACAAATTTAGATAATATAGGAACAGGTTTCCAGTCTAAATTAAGATATGATAAATCACCATTAATTGCTAATTCATTTTTATATTTTTGAACTGGTTGTTCTCCTCTTGCATATAATCTTAATCTATTAAAATTTTGAAAATTACTGATAAAACGGTTTTGACCGCTGGAGTTTCTAAACCACTCATGCTCAATTGCTTGTGCTACTTGTAGTCCATACTCTCTAGATTTTTTCTCTTCTTCAGGTACCACCTGATCAGGAAAAGCACTATTGTAGTTGATCTTAATCATCTAATTTAGAATTTTTGAATTTACTCCTTTATTATCATATTTTTTTAAACCTAAAGGCACTGATGTTATTTTTCGTTCTGCTGTGGGCCTATATCTATTTTTATTACATGCCATAATTGCTAAACCAGAACTTATTGAGGCGTCATGAAGTGTTCTGTTGTTTATATTAAATTTTGCCCAATCTTCTAAAGTGCGTTGAAAATATAAATCTCCATAATTTTCACCATTATATCCTATAAAATTTTCTATATAATCTTCTATAGCAGCTGCATGAGCTTGTTTAATATCTTCACTAGAGTTAGGTATACCACCTATTTCTCTTTCTGTTACTGATAATTTATTATAAATTTTATCTGGTCTATTCATAGAATATCCTCTATAACCTCTTCGTTTTAAATAATATAATAATCTAGGTTTGTTGTTTTCTGCAAGAAGTGGCATTCCATAAAATACTAATGCCATTAAAACATCTTCAAAAAAGATTTCAGCAGTTTGAGGTCTTGCTATATATTCTAAAAAAAAGCTATTAGGAGGAACATCCTCCATTGTAAATTTAGTTAAACCATGCAAGGAACCTTTTGAACCTCTACCATCTACGGTTCCGGAAATATCGTAAGGATCACAACCGAAAGCGCCGCAATCAGCATTGCCAGGATATCGTATTCCATTTTTTATATTATACCTATTTTGTAAATTATGAGGAGGAATCCACGTAATAAAAAATCTTCCATTATTGTTAGGTATAAAAATAACTCTAGTATCTTTAATTCCATTTTCCCATTGAAAATTACCTTGACTTATAATGTTTGTATTACGTAAATCTTCATTATAATCTATTTGTTCATATATTTTTGTAAGATTAAAAAGAGATTGTTTAGCTTCATCTCTAAAAGCATGTTTTTCAGTTCGTGGAAATTGTCTATAAAATTCATTTAAACTGTCTTGATCTTCTTTTAAACCTTCAACTTCGTTTTCCCAGTGAGAGATAACCCCGATATTAATCTGCGATCCGTCAATCCCTTTAACGGCTTTTTTTGGAGTTTCGAATACAGGTATCCCATAAGTATTAATGTATCCTTCGTAGTTCCATTCCATAGGTATGAACAAACTATATAATCCTGAATTAGTCTGTCCGTTTCGGTTTCTTTTTGTAACATCTGAAGCATCATATAATTTTTTAAAGTTATCACCACCTTTGTCTAATGCATTTGAGGTAGATCCCATCATGCATTTTCCAACTATTCTACTCCCTAATCTTAACGTCGTTTTCGTAACCCTCCAGTTGTTGAGGATGTTGTCGGGCCTCTCCCATTTCCCTGATTCGTCGTGGGCGAGGAGTTGTAATTTCTCCCCATCGTAGGAGTTGTCCCCCGTGTTCTTCCAATCGATGGTTGTATCCAACCCCTGGAGGTCTTCGATTTGACTATTCTGGTCCAACTTTTTTCTGGTAAGTTTGGAGGCAGGGACTCGATAGGCCAGCTCCGTCTTGGGGCGGTCCATACCGTCCTGGATCGGTTTGAAAAAGAAGGGATAGTTAACTGATATTGGTACCACTTTGTCAGTAAACATTTTTTTCGCATCAGCTCCAGTTTTAGATAATATTCCATATCGTGAATCTGAGGATATAGTGGCCTGGTGTACCAATTCTGATGATGCCATGAAAGAAAATCCCGATCGACGGTTCTTAAGGTAGCACATTCCATAACACCTAGTATCGGATTTACACGCTTCCCAAAAAATAAAGAAAAGTCTGTTTGACTCTCGAAACTCTGGCTTCCCAACATCAATCTTGGTCCACTGCAAGTACATATAATGAGAACCAGTAATATAAGTGGGAATGCCTTGGTTATAAAACCAAAAACCTTCTTCACGTCTTTTAAATTCTTCATCAATATAATCATACCATTTGTTTTTAAAATCTAAAGAAGTATTATTCCAATCAAATACTGTTTTTAATCTATCTAAAGATTTTGGATAATCAAATACT